TCTGGAATCGCTGGGGATGAAACCACGCACCATCGAAAATCTTCTTGCCGAGTACGAAGAGCAACCAGCGTGAGTTCGCTGACCCTAGAGTCGAAGACTCGGAACGGCTACCGCCTCCGAGTCTACACCGCTGCCGGACGTCGATCGATCTGGCTGGGCCGAGTCACCGAGCCCGAAGCGATCGCCATTCAACGGCATGTCGACGAGATCATCGCAGCACAGACCGCCGATCTACCGATCCCAAGGCCGACGGCCCTTTGGCTTGATCGACTCGATCCGGAAATCAAGTCCAAGCTCACGTGCATCACTGGATCGATTCGCACGGTCCGGACTGCGATCGACGAGTATCTCAACGCCAAGCGGGATCTGATCGCCACATCGACCGCCGAGTCGGTCGGTCGCTCTCTGGCCCACCTGGCCGATGCCTGCGGTGATCGTCGCATCGATGGAGTGTCTCCCGAGGAAATCGCCACCGTCTACGATACGCTCGAGCAGGGGAGCTCCACCCGGGGGAAGATCGCCAAGGACTGGAAAGCCTTCTTCCATTGGTGCGAGGACAATCGGTGGATCGTCGCCAACCCTGCCAAGCGACTCAAGACGACCGTGTCGGTTCGCGAGAAACGATTCGTGTCGGTCGAGACGATCGAGCGAGTACTCCAGGCCTGCGACGATCCCGAGCTGCGGCTCGTGATTGTGCTGTCTCGATTCGGAGGCTTGCGGATCTCCAGCGAGATTCGGGACTTCTCGGAGTCCTCGATCGACCGCCATTCCAAGCGGATCAAGATCACGGACACCAAACGCGGTGTGGTGCGCGAGATCCCGCTGTTCCGCGAGATCGCCGCCGAGCTCCCCGCACCAAGCGTCGAACTGCTTCCGACCATCGCAAGCCTGTCCCACTCTGGCATCACGAATCGATTCCAGGACGCTGTTCGCAAAGCTGGCATCGAACCATGGCCAGTCCCATGGCATTCGATGCGAGCCACCCGAGAGACGGAACTGATCACCGCTTTCGGAGTCGCGACCGCTTCGAGGTGGATCGGCAACTCGGAGAAAGTTGCGATGACAAGCTACGCCATCATCCCAGACTCTGACTGGGCTAAGGCTGATTTGTAACTCTCGATGGACGGTTTTTCGGGGGCGCGTGGTAGTTTCGTCTCATGAGCAAATCGACCCGGGCAACCACGAAACGCAAGCGACGAGACCCCAGTGTCATTGTCGCATCGTCCAAGAGCACCTTGGAACTGCGTACTAGTGGCGACTCCATCGAGTTGCAAGCTGCCGATCCCAACTCTCCCGACGCGCTGCCCAGTTTTAGTGGGATCGCCTATACCGGGGGGGTGATGAATCCCAAGCTCGCAATCCAGTGGAACGGCCCGGTGGTGATCGATCTTGCTGGACTCGACGCACCGGTCGGACCTGTGCATCGAGACCACGACGAATCAAGGCCAGTGGGACATCTCACCGCAGTCGCCAACGATGGGACCAAGCTCTCCGTCACCGGAGTCTTTTCCGTTCCATCGGTCGACCAACAGGAGATCATTGCCGGAGCCAGGAACGGATTCCCATGGCGACCCTCGGTCGGCGTGAAGATCCTGACTTACTCCACGGTCCCCCAAGGCCAGTCCCTACAGTGCAACGGACGCACGTTCGAGGGTCCGATTCTTGTCGTGAAAAGATCGCAATTGAAAGAGGTCTCCCTGGTAACGATTCCAGGCGACCCTGATTCCTCCGTCTCTATTGCCGCCTCGGCCAATCCAAACATGCCAACTTTCGACGACTATTGCAAATCCCTCGGACTCGATCCTGCGACTCTTACGCCCGAGGCCAAAGCCGCACTGCAAGTCTCTTACGCCGAGAGCATCGAGCCCGATGTCGATGCGTCTGCTCCCCCTGCTGACCCCGCGCAGCAACCTCCGACCGCAACCGCTTCTCAACCTACGGAGCCACCTATGGCCAAGCCCGCGACCGCTGCTGCTTCTTCCGCTTCGCCTGATCTGACCGCCGCTGGTGGTTTGGATTTGACCGCTTACCGCTCGCAAATGGCTGCGGAAACCAAGCGAGTCAACGATGTCACCACGTTGTGTGCTCGCTTTGGAAGTCCGACCGTCATGGTCGGTGGAAAGAACGTCGACCTGGCTGCACATGCCATCGAGAACGGTTTGACCGGCGACCAGACCGAGCTGCTCGCTCGACGACACCAGGACCTGGAAGCCTCGCGCAACTCCCGGCCCCATGGCCCTGCGATCCATTCGCGATCGAGCCATTCCTCGATCGACCTCGGAGCACTCCAAGGTGGCATCATGTTGCGAGCCGAAATGCGGCTCGATTCGCCGACCCTCGCGAAGCCTGACGTCAAAGCCAAACTCCCTGGGTTCCTCCAAGCTGGCCTGAACGATCCGATTCGCCAGCAAGCGATGGAAGCTGCTCACCAGTACCGCGACCTGACCCTCTTGGAGTCCTGCAAACTGGGTCTCCAGGCTCGCGGGATCGATGTCCCTGCGAATCGCGTCGACATGCTCCAGGCTGCTTTTTCCTCGGGCACTGTCGCTGTGCTGTTTGGCGCGACACTCGGGGCCAAGATGCTCGAAAGCTACGCCGAAGTAGACGACTTCTCGGCAGGCATCTGTAGCGAATCCGAGCGTCCTGACTTGGAAGAGCACAACAACAACCGGATGCAAGCCGCGCCGAACCTAAAGCACCACCCTGTTGGCGGAAAGGCCAAGCACGGCAATCGCCGAGTCCTCACCGAGAAGGCCCAAGTTGGCCGATTCTCCGAGCAACTCAAGATCGACGAAGCCGACATGTTCGGCGACAACTTCGGGAAGCTGAAGGACACCCCGCAGGACTTCGGTCGAGCCGCTGGACGATTGCGTCCGGACTTGGTCGCCGCTTTGCTGATGAGCAACCCGACGCTGCTCCAGACCTCCCGAGCCCTGTTCAACACGACCGATGGCAACAGTGCCACTGGCAAGGCCCTGGCCCGAGCGACGCTCAGCGAGATGATCGCTCGATTGCTCAAGGTCAAAGACGGCGACGCTACCCTCAACCTCAAGATGTCGCACTTGATTGTGCCACCTGAGTTGATGGACTTGGCGATCCAACTTTGCTACTCGGCCAACCTGTCGAACGACAGCGGGTCTGGTGAATTGAACCCGCTCAAGAAATACGGAGTCACTCCGGTCACGGACGCACGGTTCTCCAATGGATTGGTTCACCCAGTCACAGAGCAAGCGATCGCCGGTTCGGACACGACCTACTACGGCGTTTCCAAGGATGGACGCACTATTGAGGTCAACTACCTCCAGGGTGCTGGCCGTGTGCCAGTGGTCCGAACTGAGACTCTCACCGGTGGTGAATTTGGCGTCGTGATCGACGTCAAGCACTACATCGGAGTCAACGCCCTCGACTTCCGAGCCATGCAACGATTCGCAGGCTAAGCCTGACGGCCTAGTGGCGATCTGAAAAAACTCCAGCAGGGTCAAGGCCCTGCTGTTTCCCGCACCTTAACCCTCGACCATCCCCATGAAAATCAGACTATTCCAGCCTGTCGTGTTCGACGGCCAGACGCTTGAAGGTGAAATCGACACCGCAGGCACTCCGATCAGCGCCGAGAGCATTATTCAGCGAGGCTGGGGTGAGGAAATCAAAGAGCTGAAACGCTCCAAGAAATCCGAACAGGAACCACCCCCGCTGAGCGAATCGCCAGCAGCTCCGATCGAGTCTGATCCAGTGCCTGCTGTCGATCAACCGCAGACGCAACCGTCGAACGACGCGCCGGCCAGCGAACCAGTCGAGGCCCCCAAACCACCAAAGCCATCTCGCAAGAGAAGCTAACCCCCGCCCAAATCCACCACCTTTCACCAATCACTGAGAGCTATGGCAACCCTAGAACAAGATCGCGACTTCCGTCAGTTCACCGCCGCTGCTGACACGGCCAACGGAACCATCGTCCAGACTGCTGACGGCCTGGCCGGCATCGTCGAAGGCCTCGCTGGCGTAAAGTCCGGCAAGGTTGGAAATGTTTGCGTCGAAGGCGTCGTCGTCTGCGACAAAGCCTCGGCTACTGTCATTGCTGCCGGTGATCGCTTGCAGATCGCCACCGCGACGCAACTGGTCACGGTCAAGGCCTCTGGTGCTGCCGATGCTGGCAACATCATCCTGGGCCGAGCTGTCGCCGCTGCTGGCAACGGCACCACGACCGTTCGCGCTGACCTCAACCGCTCGGCAGTCTAACCAAGCCCATGCCCATCAAAGAAGCCGATCTTAAAGAATGGTCAGAACTCGAGGCACGGCGATCCGCCATGCAACGCGAGCTCACGACCATCAAGGATCGGCAAGGGCAGATCGAAGAACAACTCGAAGCCGAACTGCGAAAGTCCGGCAAAACGAAGATCAC